AAACTAAATACCCTATAACATCTATACGACGTTCATTAACCAACCTAACAAAACAAGGTAAGCTAATTAAAACAGATGAAAAGCGTATTGGAATGTATGGCAGAAGTGAGTATGTATTGAAGTTAAACGAAAATAATTAAGATTATGGAAAATATTACAGAAGAAGAAAAAAGAAAATTAAAAATAACAAATATTTCAAAACATGAAATTAATTTTGATTTAATAAATATTAAATTACAATTTTACAATTATAAAGACGGTGATTTTTCAATAGCATTAGAACAAGAAAATGAATTTATTGAAGTTATTTTAAATGAATTTCAAATAGATATTATTAAGAAATTTTTAAATCAAAACTTGCACAAGTAACTAAAAATTAGTATATTGCGTTATGAAAAACTTTGAACAAGAACTTAAAAACCTTTCAATGTATATTCAAGCCTATGAAGATACAAGCCTAAACGATGGCGAAAGTCTTAACGAATTATTAAAAAGAATAAACACAACTTTATTCTATTTAGAAAATGAAAGGTCGGTTTTTAAAAAGCAATATGAAAGTAAAGTTTATGATTTAACTACTGATAAAAAAATGACAGTTGCAAGAGCTATAAATTTTGCAGAAGTAGAAGTACCAGAACTTTATATGTTACGTCGAATTATGGATAGTGGTTATAGAATTTCAGATGCAATTAGAACAAACATATCATTTTTAAAATCTGAAAAAAGAAATGTCTAAATGTAAAGCGTGTAAAAAAGATTTTGAACGTAAAAGAATGAATCAAATAGTTTGCTCTTACGAATGTTCTATATCTTATTCAAAAGAATTAAACGAAAAGAAAAAAGTAAAAGAATGGCAAAAGGAAAAGAAAGTAATAAAAGAAAGTCTTAAAACTAAAAGCGATTTTGAAAGCGACTTGCAAGATGAAATAAATCACATAGCAAGATTAATCGATAAAGATACAACTTGTATAAGTTGTGGAGGACAAAAATCTTTGGCGGGTGGACATTATCACAGCGTAGGCTCAAACAAAACAATACGATTTCATTTAGATAATATTCACTTACAAGATTTTTATTGTAACAATTGGAAGTCAGCAAACACACACAAGTACGATTTAGGCTTAATAGAGCGTTATAGTAAACAATATTGGGAATACGTAAAGTTTGATATACCAAAATTATTTCCGTTGCTTAAAATGGCTAAAAATGATTATAACGAAAAAATTAAGATAGCAAGGCAAATAGTAAAAGAATTACAAAAAGCAGATTTAACTTATCCAGCAAATGTAAGATTAGAATTAAGAAAAAAATACAACGAACGATTAGGAATTTATAACTAAAAACTAAACACAGTGTTAATAACAGGAAAAGCTGAAAGAGATTTTTATAAATGGTTATTTGAAAAACATAATTTACAGCCTTATAATATTTTTAATAGAATATTTACAAACGCATTAATAATTGAGTGGTTTGATTCAGTAGGTATTTATATTAATATTATTGGGTACTCTAAAACAAAATGGAGAGTACTTGTAAGAAGTAATTATGACGAATATTTTAATTCACGCCAACAAGCAACAGAAGAAGCAATAAAGAAAGCTAATGAAATCTATAACAAAGAATAAACTAAACTTCAAAGAATTAGAAAACGAAAGAGATAAGCTATACATTTCTAAAGATAACCCTAAACGATTGAAAGAGATAATTAACAAACTAAATTTATATTATTATGGAATTAAAAGCGAATGAATTACGATTAAATAATTGGGTTTACGCATTTAAAACAACTTATCAAATTGACGTAAACGATTTTGACCAAGACAAAGTAAATACATTTGAGCCAATACCACTAACAGAAGAATGGCTTTTTAAGTTTGGTTTTCAATATAAATATGGTTGTTTATTATTATCTACAAATAGAGGTACAATCCAAATTGAAGAAGATTTAGCAGAGATTTCAAGCGTAGTTACTCATAGCGGTTTTATGTCCCCATGTAAGTACGTTCATCAGTTACAAAACCTATACTTCGCACTAACAAATAAAGAATTAGAAATAAAAATGTAAAACATATCAATTAATTTACTAAATTTGTATTTATGAAAACAATTAAACTAATACTAATAACAGCAATAGCAATTTTATTTTTAAGTTGCTCAAACGACGATAACGAACAATGTACTTATACTTGTAACGCATGGGTTAAACCTGATGGACAAATAAGAACAGTTATACCAGTCGAATTAGATTGTGAAACAAACGAACCTATTAACTTACCAATAGGATATGAGTTTTTAGGTTGTGATAATGATAATACTCCGTAATGAAAAAAGGTTATAGTAAAATAGGACAAAGCAAAAGCAAAAAACAAGCTCTAAAAGATATTTCTGAGAGTGAAAGAAACTACGTAAGCGAAGAGTTCAAAATACTAAAAGGAAAAGAAGTAAAAGAAACTATTATTTCAATTGATACAACAATATTATAATGGGAATTAAAAAATATATAGAAAGTCCAGAGGTAATGTGGGAGCATTTTTTAGCTTATAAGAATCAAGTTAAAAAGAATCCTATTATTGTAAAAGATTGGGTAGGTAAAGACGCTACGGACGTTTATAGAGAGAAAGAAAAACCACTTACTTTTATTGGGTTTCAAAACTACTTAGATGACCAAAATATTATAACCGATGTAACTGATTATTTTGAGAATAAAGATAATAGATACAGCGATTTTGTCCGTATCTGTTCACGTATTAAGCGAAATATTCAAGAAGACCAAATATCAGGTGGTATGGCTGGAATATACAACCCAAGTATAACACAACGTTTAAACTCGCTAACTGATAACATCGATTTAAGCACAAAAGGCAAAGAGTTAAACAATACTCAAGAGGTTAAAATTACTATTGTAACAAACGAAGATGAAAGCGACTAAAGTCTTTCAAAAAACATACGACGCTATAAAAGCTACTAATTCAGATGGAACTCGTAAGTATAAGTACATTATACATACGGGTTCTTCCCGTTCTTCAAAAACTCATTCAATACTTCAAACGCATTGGTTAATGGGATTAGAAAACCCTAACTTTAGGATTTCTATTTGGCGTGAAACTAAAGCCGATTGTAAGATGACTATTTTAGCCGATTTAAAAAAGGCTTTACCTACGTTTCCATTTGTTGACAAAGTTACATTTAATAAAACGGAATCAATTTTTACATTTGAGAATAATGCTACTATTGAGTTTATGGGTGGCGACGAAGAGAATAGAGTTCATGGTTTTCAGGGAAACGTAGCGCATTTAAACGAGCCTTATAAGTTTTCGGTTGATACGTTTAACCAAATTGATATGCGTACTTCTGATTATATCATAATCGACTGGAATCCTAAAAATAACCATTGGATTGAAGATGTAGCCAAAAGAGAAAATTCAATAGTTATTCATTCAACTTATAAAGACAATCCTTTTGTTCCTATACAACAAAAGATAAAAATTGAATCTTATTTACCTGTTAAATATACCGAAGTAGTAGAAAGCGAGTTAATAAGCGTTTCAAATGCTTTTAATTACGACTTTGAAGCAAATCAATATAAGTTTACGGAAAAACAAATAAAAGAGCTTAAAAAGGCTTTATTTAACGAACAGCAAGGGACTGCAAACGATTATTTGCATTTAGTTTATGCCAAAGGGTTAAAAGCTGAAAAGCCAAATAAGATTTATCATAATTGGAAAGTTATTCCAGATGCTGAATTTGATTCATTACAATATTCAAGTTTTTACGGAATGGATTTTGGATTATCTTCTCCGAGTGCAATGGTAGAAATGAAATTTGACGGCGACAAATCTTTTTTCATTAAAGAAATATTATACAAGCCACTTAACCAAATGCAAGGCACGTTATCAACTGAATTAGATAATTTAAAGATTCCTAAACATATTGAAATAATTTGTGACGTTGGTAATGAATTGAATAAAACAGAAATGCAAAAGCTACGAAATTCTGGTTACAATGTTTTGCCAGCTATGAAAGGAGCAGGCTCTATTTTATCAGGAATTGAAACTATACAGAAATCAACAATATACTATACAAAGAGTTCAAAGAATATTGAAAACGAATATGATACTTATAGCTGGCGCATTGCTCAGGGTGTGCAATTAGATGAGCCAGAGCAAACAGATGACCATTTATTGGATGCTATGAAGTATGTAATTAGTTGGTATCGTAGAACGAGATATTTAAGTTAATAAAAAATTATTTAAAATAAATCTAAATAAAAGTTTGTTTATTAAATATTTTTGTATATTTGTACTTTGACTAACGTTGTGAAACAGAGGTTTTTTATTATGATAGAGAAAACATTTAGCCTATTTGGTAGGCAAATATTTAGTAAAATCGAACGCTCAAGAGATGGTTCTGTATGGACTACGCTTTTAAGTGGCGATGATTTTTTGAACAATTCAAACTACTTAAATACTTCTTTAGAAAATCCAGTTCTAAACGCAATCGTATCTTTAAGAGCTAAAATGTATTCACAAATGCAAATTAGCCACATTGACGCAAACGGAAAAGAAGTGAAAAATTCAGACGTTTTAAAATTATTAAAGCAACCTAACTATTTCCAAAGTCAGGAAGACTTCTTATTTCAACAAATGTGGTTTTTATCAACTTCTGGTAATAACTACGTTTATCAAATTAAACCACTCTCAACAGATTTACCAAAAGCCATTTACAACCTTATACCAAGTGAAATTGATTTTAACAAGGTAAATAAGGTTGATAAATTCGTATTTACTAAAGAACAAATCAAGTCTTTTGCTGATAAAAAGATAAAATATACTTTAGATGGTAAAGTTTACGATATTAAATTATCTGAAATTATACCTCTTTACGACTTAGCAAATGCATTAACTACTAATAGTTGGTTTACTGCTCCAAGTAGAGTTAAAGCAATTGAAAAGGTACTTCAAAACATCGATGTTAATTTACGTTCAAAGCATAAGAATTTACAATTTAGTGCTAAATATGTTGGAGTTAATAAGTCAACAGGAATGGAAGCGCAAATTCAACAAGCCGACAGAAAAGCAATCGAAAATGTTTTAAACGCTAAAGATGTACTAACAACTAATGCAAGTGTAGAATATAAACACTTAGTTAGTGATATGAAAAAGCTATTCTTAGACGAGCAATTCGCTGACGATGCTAACAAATGCCTTTTAGCGTTTGAAATGAATAAGAACGTCTTAAACTACTTTGCAAAAGATAGCACGTTTGAGAATCAAAATCAAGGCGTTATTAATTGGATTCAAAATTCAATTCAAGGTAGTGCAGATAACACAATGAACTCTTTAAGCGCTTCATTAGGTTTATTGGATAAAAACGAAAAATTAGTAGCGAGTTTTAACCACTTGCCAGTAATGCAAACTTTGATTAATGATAAAATTAAATCGTTAACAGAGTTTCAAAACGCTTTAAAGGTAGGTTTAGAAAATCAAACTATTGACAGCGCAACAGCTAAGAAAATGACAGATAATTTTATTAAAGATTTAGGATTATGAAAGTAGAAGAAATTGATAAAATGCTATCTAAAAAAGATATTAGTCAAGAACTAAAAAAGGCATTAGAGCAAAGAAAAAAGATTTTAGTTAACGATAAAGTAGTTACCAAATGATATATTGTAAAGAATTAAACAAAGAGTTTGAAAATAAAGCGGATTTATTCAAAGCATTAGCCGAGAATGAAAACTTTATTATTGACGCTAAGAAATCACAAGTTTATAAGGCTTTTGAGAAAGGTTTACAAGTAGTGTCTGACCAAAAGACAATTGAAAAGGCTTTTGATAGTGCTGAAAAAGGTATAAAATTTGATTCTGACTATTATTATTTTGTAGTTAATTCAGCTAACTATTTGGATTCTCACAACGATATGCACGTCGATGGAAATTGGAATAAATCAGTAAAAGACCAAAGCGGAAAAGTTTACTTAGTATGGCATCACGATTTTAGCAAAACTGAAAATATTATTGCTTTTCCTGAAGATATTGAAATGTTAACTTCAAAAGTAGCATGGTCTTTATTAGGTAAGACATACGAAGGAGAAACTTATTCATTAATATACAAGGTTAAAAAAGAAAAGATAGTTAATGAAAACGTATCTAAATGGCTAAAAGAAGGGCGTAAGTTACAATTATCAGTTAGAATGCAATATATAAAGTTAGAAACGGCTTTTAATTCAGATGACCCTGATTATATGCATCAAACTGAAAACTATAATAAATACTATCCTTTAATTGCTAATAAAGATGAATTTAAGGAAATAGAGTATTTCTTTATAGTAAAAGAGGCTAAAAATGTAATGGAATCGAGTTTATTGCCATTTGGTTCAAATAGTGCAACCGCAGAAATATCACAAACAGAAAATAAAACAGAAGCCGAAGAAATTATCACTTCTGAAATTAAAGAAGAGCCGACAGAAGTCACTCAAAAAAATGAAGAATTGTTAAAAGAATTATTAAACAAATTTAAAAAGTAAAAAAGATGAGTGTAGAAATCATTAAAGAATTGGGCGAGAAAATCGACGCAATGAAAAACGAATCAGTTACTAAAGCTGAATTAGATGCTTTAAAAGAAGAATTAAAAGCAATCGAAAAAATGGCAACTACTGAACAAGTAGAAACATTAAAAGGAAATTTAGGCGAATTAGCAGAAAAATTAGTTGAAATGCAAAAAAGTGAAAATGTAGATTCTAACGGATTTGTAGAACTTGAAAAAGGATTAACTGAAAAAGCTGATGAAATTGCACGCCAAAAAACAAGCGGTACAATAGCAAACTTTACAGTTAAGGCTGTTGTACCAGTATTAACAACTAACGTTACTCATTCTGGTGGTGGTTCGGTTGTAGCAATGACACAAAATACAGGGGAACTTTACGCTACACCTGACAATCGTTTATTTGCTGAGGGAATTATGAACTTTATGCCAGTAGAATTAGATTCTATTGTTTATATTGATGAAGTTAATGGAGAAGGTGGTGCTGGAATGACAGCAGAAGGAAGTACAAAATCTCAATCAGACGTTGATTACGTAGAGCGTACTTTAAACTTACAAAATGTAACACATTTTATTAAAGTTTCTACTAAAATGTTAAGACAACCAGCTTATATTGTTCAGGCGGTTAGAAATACATTATTGAGAAAATTAGAGCTTAAAAAACAACAACAATTACTTTCGGGTAATGATACAGCTCCAGAGATTAAAGGTATTAAAACTTGGGCTACTGCTTTTAGTGCTGGTTCATTTGCTTTATCTGTAACAACTCCAAACTTAAACGATTTAATTAGAGTTTTAGTAGCTCAAATTGCAGAAGGTGCTGATGATTGGATGCCAAATTACGCTATTGTTTCTCACAAGAGATTAGCTGATATGGATTTGAAAAAAGCATCTGACGGACACTATGTATTGCCACCATTCTCTACATTAGATAACAGAATTGTAGCGGGTGTTAGAGTTATTGCATCAAACGAGTTTACAGATGATGAATTACTTGTTGGAGATTTCTCTAAAGCTCATTATGTAGCTAATTCAAACATTCAAATTTCTGTTAATTTAGATGGTAATGACTTTACTAAAAACTTACGTACAATCTTAGCTGAACAAGCTATTGGTTTATATGTTTCTTCTAATGAAACAGGAGCGTTTATTTTAGTATCTGATATTGATGCGGCTATCACAGCTATTACAGCAGCATAATAAATGAATGTAAAGTTATTAAAGGATTGGGCGTCATATAAAAAAGGCGCTCAAATCCAAATAACCGACAAAGACGTTTTAGAAAAGGGTTTTGAAATAGGGTTATTTGAAAAAGAAAAGGTTAAAAAAGAAGTAGAACCAAAAGAAAAGTAAAAAATGCCACAAATAGTTAATAAATCGTATTTTAATAAGCAAAATATCTTATACATTCCTTTAGCGAGTGAAGCACCACTACCGAGTGCAGTTACTTCAACTCCAAATGATGGGACGTATATTGATGCTTTATGTATTGAGATTGAAAAAACTATTTTGGTTAATGCTTTAGGTTTAACAACTTATAATGAACTTCAATTAGCAATAGCGGACGAGTTTACAAATCCGCTATATGCTTCTTATAAAAAATTGGTAAACGGAGATGAATACGATGGTAAAATATGGGTTGGTTTAAAATACGATTTAAGTCTTATTGCTCAGGCAGTTTGGATTGAGTATGTAATGCAAAAAAACACTAATTTATCAGCAGTTGGAAATTCGCAAGTAAATCTTGAAAAGGGTACTTTAGTTACTCCGATGTATAAAATCGCTAATGCGAGTGCAAGTTTTATAAAGCAATATCAAGGGCAAATTTTAGATGAGCCTATTATTTACGATAATTACTTTATTGATTGGCAAGGTTGCAATGATAGTGTAGAAGTTAGTTTATATCGTTATTTAAGCGACAAAAAAGCTGATTTTCCTAACGTAGATTTAAACAAATTCAAGTTTTACGAACAAATAAACTCTTTTGGAATATGATAACATTTGAAGAAAGTTTAGGTAAATTAATTCAATTACTACCCGATGTAACAATTGGAGAAAATGACTACTCAATTAAATATAATTGGGGAACTCAAGAAGTATTGAATAAATACCTAATCACAAACAAAGAAAATTCATATCCTTTAATTTGGTTAATAGTAGGTAGAGATTCAAATGATATTTATAATAAGAATATTAGCAGAAATGCAAGGATAGTTATCGCTACAAGGTCAATGAATAAAGATGAGTTTAATGAGTTTCAATTTCAAACGTATTATAAAGAAATACTTTATCCAATACAAATGAATCTTATTAAGGTTTTAAGACGTAGCGGAATAAGCACTATAATAGACGATGTTTATAATTCAGAGTTTATACCTAACTATTCATTTGAAGACAGTGAAGGCGGTTTAGTTGATATTTGGAATGCAATCGTTTTAAATATTGAAATTTCTTTTGTAACTGATTACCAATGTAGAATAAAACAAGTAAAATTTTAAGTTATGGCAAAGAAAAAAAAGGTAGTAACGGAATCTAATGTTATTCCAGAACCAACGCCAGAAGTAAAAAAGCAGTCATTTAAAGTATTAAAGCAATTCCAAACAAGTGCTAAAATTTACGAAGTTGGAGATACTTTTTTACACAATGACAAAAGAGTGATAAATTTTTTAAGAACAAATAAAATCATATAATTATGGGATTAATAAGTGCAGTAGTAAATAACTTATCTTGCGGGGCAAACTCTCAAATTGGTACAGGAACAAAATTCTGTCCTCAAGATATTGAAAACCCTACCGTAGTAGTATTTGCCGAAAAAGGGACTAAATTCGCTCCAAGTGACGACCTTACTTTATCAGCAGTACAAGAGCTACAACAAAAGGGTAAATTAATCGTTTTAAGTGGTGTTGTATCTTTCACAGATAATACAGCGGAAAACACAACAGGAACAAGAGAAAGTACAGGAATCAAGTACACAACTTTATTAAACCCTTACGACTTTACGTTTGTGTTTGATAATGGTTTACATTTTCACAAGGCTTTAACTAAGTTAGAAGGTTCTAAAAATTACGATATGTTCATTTTTGACGTTAAAAATGATATGTTCGGGGCTTTAGATAGACAAGGTAACTTTAGAGGTTTAGATTGTCAGTATGTTGGTGTGGGTGGTTATAAAATCGGAATGGAAAACTCTCAATCTTTGATGGTTCAAATTTCAAGAACTCAATTTGATTCTGATGTGGCTTTTGTATCTAATGAGAATTTAGATTTTACAGCCGAGCAAGATTTAGACGGATATAATGACATTGAAATTGCTGTTAATGCTCCAGCTGATACAGATACAAATTTAGATATTCAAGTTTTTGCAAAATCTAATAATAAATTAGTCGCTTTAACTGGTTTAGCTAAAGAAGATTTCTTATTAAAAGTTGATGGAGTTACAACAACAATTACAACTTTAACAGCTTTATCAATAGATGGTAATTATAGTTTAATAGTTCCCGCTTTTTCTTTAGGCGAAACAGTTACTTTGCAATTATTTGACAGCGTTTTAAATGCTTCAATTATAAACTTAGATGGAAGTTTGTATAAATCAAACGTAGCTACAACAGTAGTAGTATAATTCTAAAAAGGGGGGCGGTAATTTAAAAACGCTCCCTTAACTTAAAACGTGAAAGGCGTGCAATCGGTTCAAGTTCCGTAATTAAGTGCTAAAACTTCACATAATGGCTTCTCCTTACGAATTAATGGTAAAACTTCAAGGAGTTAGAAATAGCGTACTTGACGAAACTGAAAATATTATTTACAGAAATGAGAATAAAATAATTCAGTTAAATTCTTCACAAATTGAACAACATATCGGATTTGATAATAAACAATTAGAAAATACTGATAAAACTTTTACAGGCTTGTATCGTTCAAACACATTTACTGAAGTTGGCGGATTTCATCAAATAGGACAGCCATATAACTTTACCGATAGCGGTAACTTCTTTAGAGGTTTTTATGTCGAAGTATTACCTAATTTAACCCAAATCGAAATAGGTTCAACAGGAACAGGCTCGGGCGACAAAGATAGATTCTTTAGAGGTTATAATAATATTTTCGGACTTACTTCACAAAATCAATACAAATTAAATTATGAAATTATTTTACCCGAACTTCAAAAGTTTATTAAGCAACAAATCGGATAGTTATTACGATGCTTGCGAAAAGATGCCTTTATATAACTTCAAAATGTTTATCGAAACAAATGATTTAAAATGGTTTTCAAGTAGATTAAAAGAGGATTCTAAACTTCAAAATGTAGCGGATTTATTTTTTACTGATTATATCGAGTTAACGAATAACAGAAAAGTAGAAAATCGTTATATCACAATGTTTGAAATTATGCGTTTAGAAAATAAATATAAATGCGTTTCATTATTACTTAAATCTTTATGGAATTACGATAAGTTACAAGGGAAAGAAAACTTTGATAAAATGATTGATATTTTAGAACAATGGAATTACAGAATAGACAGAAACAAGGAAGTGTTTGAACAGATTGAAAAAATTGCTAATCGTATTCAAGGAATTAAAACTAAGATTGAATTATTGCGTGCTAAATTAGATGAAGGACAAAAAGAGAAAGCTGATAAACCAAACTTTGAAAAAGAGCTGATAAATATTGGTAGAATTTTAGAATTAAGATATTCACTTAAAATAAAGGAATTAAACGTAGCCGAGTTCATAGGTTATCAGAAACAAGCTCAAGAAGTAATTGAATCACAAAATAAAAAGTAATGGCAAACGTTATAGATATATTAGTAAGTAAACAAGCTCAAGCGGAACTTGATAAGGTAATTGCATCTTTAAGAGTAACTCATGAAGAAATTATAAAGATTAACCAACAAGGGTTAAAAATTAATAGCGGTACAAGTCCAAAGAACCCGCAACAGATGAATACTTCTGTAAAAGAATCTATTGCTTTAAATGAGCGTTTAGAGGCTACTAATAAAAAAATGGTTGTTACTGCTAAACAATTAGAGCAGGCAAGTATAAGAGAATCAAACGCAAGAAACGCCCTAAATAAACAAAGGGAAACAACTCTTAACCAATTAGCAAGAGAAGAACAAAAACTAAACTCCTCAGCTAATTTATATTCAAAAATACAAGCAAAATTAAATAGTTTAACTGCTGAATACCAAAACCTATCAGCCCGTAAAGAGTTTGGAATAGCTTTAACATCTAAAGAGGAGCAAAGATACGCATCACTTCAAACGAGAATACAAACTTACGATAAGACTTTAAAAGCCGTTGATGGTTCAATGGGTAAATATAGTCGTAATGTAGGTAATTATGCGGGGGCTTTTAATCCTTTAAATAACTCAATTGCTCAATTAGGTAGAGAAGCTCCAGCGTTTGCAAATTCAGTACAAACTGGATTTATGGCAATATCAAATAACTTACCTATTTTCTTTGATGCAATGGGTAACGTTATTGCGCAAAATAAAGAATTACAAGCTCAAGGCAAACCAACTAAAAGTGCTTTAGTTCAATTAGCGGGTGCGTTATTTAGTTTTCAAACCTTATTAAGTGTTGGAGTTACTTTATTAACTTTATACGGAAAAGAGATAGTAATTTGGGCAAGTGGTTTATGGGGTGCAAGTGAGGCTTTAACTGAACTTAACGAAAATCAAAAAGCGTTTAACAAGTCTAAAAGCGAAGGAACAAAAGCAAGTATAGCAGAACGTACCGAAGTAGATAAAAACGTAAAAGTAATGCGTAATTCTAACTTAGAATCGGAGAAGCGGAACATTGCTTTAACTAACTTACGTAATCAATATCCTTTATATTTCAAAGATTTAACAGATGAACAAATGTTAAATGGAAATATAACTGTTGTAATGAAACAATTAAATCAAGCGTTAAAAGATAGAGCGCAACTTAATAAAGCAACAGAATCAAACGTTAAAAATAAAGAACGTTTATTTGATTTACAAGAGGAGCTTAAAAATCAAAATAAACTTTTAGAAATAGCAAGAAAAAGAGAAGAAGAAGGAAGAAAACAAGTAAGTACAGGGGGTTCTGCTTTAGGTGGGACAAGTAATTTAGCTAATGAATCAAGAACAGCAAAAATAAAAGCTGAAATATTAAGAATAGAAAAAGATATTTTAAAATTTCAAACGGCTATTGCTGAAAATGATGTAATAGTAAATGATTTAAAAGGTAAGCAAATTGAGCTTGAGGGACAACTTAATAAAGAGAAAGAAAAGAAAGTAAAACTACAAAAAGAGGAGTTATTTTACGCAGAAGCAAATTCAAGAGATGCATTTCAAAATACTATTTCAGCTTTACAGGCTCAAATGGATAAAATTTCTATATTAAACCCACAGTACAAGTTTTTAGAGTTTAATTTAAGATTAGTAACTGATGCTTACGAGGCACTTTATGGAGAACAAAAGAAACAAGAATCAATACAAGACCCTAAATTCGGAACGCTTGAATATTACGAAAAATTAAAATCAGTATTACAAGAGCAACAAAAAACAATAGCAGATACAAATCCAGAATGGGAATCGTATAATAAATTAATTGAGGCTGTTCAAATCGATATTGATATTTTAACAGGAAAACAAAAGAAACTAAATGAAACTTTCTTTGATTCACAAAAATACTTTCAAGGTTTTGTAGATAGTTTTTCAGCTGATTCTGGTTTTAGCGAAGTTTTTAAAGTAATGGATTTATTAAATCAAAACTTTGAAACGGTAGAAGAAAAAGCCAAAGTTGTAGGTTTGGCTGTTAGTGAGGCGTTTCAAGAGGCTTTTAACACAATGTCGCAAATGTCAGATGCTAACTATCAACAAATGTTTAGCAATTTAGAGCGTCAAAGAGATGTATCTATTTTGTTTGCTGGAGAAAGTGCAACGGCAAGGGAAGAAATCGACAGACAGTACGAAGAAAGACGTAAAAGAGTACAACGCCAACAAGCAGAAAGCCAAAAACGTTTAGCGATGTTTAATATTGCTACAAATACGGCTCAGGCAATTATGGCTGTATTTGCTAAAACTCCACCACCAGCGGGTGTTCCTTTGGCTCTTGCGGTTGGTGCTATCGGTGCGGTTCAATTAGCTATGACGGCGGCTCAACCAATACCGCAATTTTACAAAGGTACGCAAAACGCTCCAGATGGTTTGGCGTGGACTGATGAAAAAGGTGCGGAATTACATACAGATAGCAAAGGAAATATTAAAGATTACGGAAGTAATAAAGGTGCAAGATTAAAGAAACTTGAAAAAGGGGATAAAATCTACACAGCAAGTCAGACTAAAAAAATGATGGATTTATACGGATTTAATCAAGATTTTAATAACATCATGTTAACTAATGGTATTAATACTTCTAATTTCAATAATAATTCCGTAAATTTAGAGCCGTTAAACGCAAGATTAGACAGATTAACAAGCGTAGTAGCTAATAAGTCCGAAATAACAATATTAAATAGTGAAAGCGGAACAAAGTACTATGAGCGCGTGAACGGACAAAAAAGAGAATTGGTTAATTCAGTATTAACAATGAAATCAAGAACAATTAAATAATGTTTAAACACTATCTAAACTTTATCGACTTACCTTTAATTGGTAGAATAGAAATAAGTGAGCCGTTTAAGTTCGACGGCTCAACTCATGAAATTAAGCGAGAAAAAGGAAGGCACTCACGTGATATAATTATAGCGAATCAAGATATTGAACTTGAAATACAAAGAGAACATTTCGAGTTATTAGACGTTGACCAAGTTTTACCCGACGGAACTATTTTTAATTTAGCTTCACATGGCTTTGATTATTTACTAAACGAAATTAATACACGTGGTTGGGAAATGTCAGTAGAATATATCATTAATTACAATGGTACAGACTTCACAACAGGCGAGATAGACGGATTGACTTATAAAGTAAGCGATAACGAATTATCTTTTAAAGTAATTCAAAACACTTTGCACGCTTACATTAAGAAAAATGAAACTGTTAAAATAGATGCTTTTAGCGATAAAAGTATAAGTGGTTTAGAAATTACACCATGTCAAACTCAAGATATATTTTTAAAAGCTAAACCATTATTGCAAGTTAGTGAATGGGAAAATACAGAAGATATTGCATTTGGTTTTTCAGCAACTAATAATAGAAATGATTTACTTGATATTCCAAGTACTGATTCTTTCGGCGCTAATAATTGTAATATAGTAAAATCTTTTGGAGTTGAAAATACGTTATCTTCTTTTGATAATAGATGGCAATTAGACGCAACAGGCTTTCCAAGTGGTGGACTAAATTTTACTTTCTTAGAAGCTAAAACAGATTTAACAAATGTAAAGATTAAAATAAGTAATTTAAGTGCTTATACAAGTCAATCTAAAAATGATTTCTTTGCAAATGTTGTTACTTCTGGAAGTGGATATGTAAACTTTGTAATTAAGTACGGCTTTGAATCGGATTTGGCAAACTTAACAACTATTGTATTGTACAATAAAACTTTTGGTTTTGTAAATAGTACGCCAATAGAATATTTACCTACTTCATTTGATGTTGATATACCTTCTATTCAACAAGGTATGCGAGTTTGGATATATTTACAGCCATATTCAGAGGCTACATTTAACCAATATCAAGAAAGTTCTTTAGCTAAATATGAAGTTGTTTCTGTAATGGAAACAATGAATTTACAAATTACTGCAACTTCAACAGCGGTTTCAACTATTGTAAAAGGTGTGCGTTTATTTGATTTACTAAAACATCAAGCGTTATCATATGACACTACTTTAACAGATAACGGAGTTTTCAATAATACTTCGGAATATTGGAACAACTTTGTGTTTAATGGTAGAATGTTAGGAAACTTATCGAATCAAGTGTTTAACAACGAATTTAAAGATACTTATTCAACTTTTTGCGATGAGGCTTTTGCTGACTATCAAATTACAAATGAAGGCATCGAGATTGATTTTATAGATAATTTCTACAAAGATGAAGAACTTGCAAGCTTTACAGAATTACCAAGTAATGACTATAATTATACTGCAAATAGTGACTATTCAATTAATTTATTTAACGTAAAATTCAAAAAGAGTAGTTCAGATAGAACAGGAAACGAAGTCGATACAAACGACGATGTACATACTTCTTTGCAGTTGAAAATACCAAGCAAAAAAGCTGATGCAATTTATAATTTAGAATTTAATCATATTCGTTCCGCCCAATTAATAGAGGAGCAAAGACGTAAAGGCAACCAAATTGATGGCAAAACTCGTACTTTAGAAAACGACGAAAATTTATTTTGTTTGGATTGCGTAGAACTTGCACCAAGTACAGAAAATACTTTTACACAATTCTTAAGATATAGAATTTTAAACGATACCGATGCTTTAGAAATTGTTTCAAACGGCACTTTTGTATGGACTAATTTAGGCATGGAAGTAGGGCAAACAATAAGCGTTTCTTTTAGTGGTTTACCTTCTGGAACTACTTTTATTATCACAGCCTTAGAAGATTTTACTATAAGATTAGCTTATGTAAATAATTTTCCAACGTCAAACAGCAACGGAGAGAAGTCAATTACTTTCACTTATACATTACAAGGCGTACAATACACAAATAGAACAAATCAAGGCTTTTCGCTAATTGAAGGCGTTTCAAATCCTGATAACTATTCAAACTTAAAATATTCGTTAAAAAGAATTACTAATAAATGGTTAAAATTCATTAATACTGCAGGTCAATACTTAATAGGCAAAGATGCAAAAGTTACTGAAATTAAAATAAATAACGAATTAGTAACTAAAATGATTGGAGAAAGTTCAAACGTTATCGACTTTGCACCAATAGCATTAGAAGAAAATCGTATCTTAAATGGGCGTGTTTTTAGTGTAAAAGTGTTTTCTGACTTTGATAGTGCAACTACTTTATTTACAAATATTAGAGATTTAAAAGGCTATATTAGAATCATTCTAAATAACGAAAGTGTAATTAAGGGTTATATAAAAGAAGCTCGTTATACTTGGAGAAGTCAAGAACTAATTTTAACACTTGAAGAAAAGTTTGATAATTTGATTACTGAAATAAATACTTTGAATGTTTACAATTATAACATAGTTAATAATTTTGTAAATTTGTACGATGCAAATAATTTACCTTTAGTAACTGCAAAAGATTTTACCAAATTTAGTATAAACGGAATTGTTTACACAAATATAGACGACTTTACAAATAATTTAATACCACTTTTAAATGAATGATAGTATAATAAGGTTTAAGAATAACCTAAACGATGCTTTAAATTTAGACTTAAACGATAATGCTATTTTAGGCTATGCAAACCAGATAGTTTTAAATCCGTTTAAATTCTATACTCAAAAAACGCCTATTGATATGATTTTTGAGGGTGCTTTTACTTGTTATATTACAGACGTTTGCGGAACTAATTTACAAGATATTACGGAACACGTTTATATTTCAGAAAATACCAACGGCAATTATATTGAGTTTGCGACTAATTATGACTTTCAAAGGCAATTAGTTTTAGTAAAGTTAGTGAATAATATTAATCCGCTTGATGTTTGGTATTCAAACCCGATGTTTATTACTGAAAATGTAAATTTAACAACTGAATTTGATTATAAAAACGTAAGTGATGCTTTTATGCAATCGGTAGCGTTGGAGTGCTTTTTTACCCGTTCTGTACAAGAAAGTGAAGTTAAAAGCTATATCCAAGAAACAGGAACAAAAGTAAGCGGAAAAGCTACGTTTACAGAAATGCGAAAGTTTGTTTTTGAAATGCTTGATAACTTTGTTTACAGACGTTTAAATTTATTACTTGCTAAAACTCAAGTATATGCACAAGGCATTAGAGTAACCGACAAACCTTTATTAAAGGATTCAGATATACGAGGAAATCAAAACACGTTTTCGAGTGAATTTATAGGTGCTGTAAATTATAATGATACTTACACAAGGACTTTACAAATTGCACAACCTTTGGCATTAGTTAGTAACTATCCGAATAGCATCTATACTTTAGCAAGTATAAATGATTTAATACAATTGGTTTTTAACCACGATATTGATTT